GTTGAACCTCCAAGTTCATCATTAGGAGTGATATGACCTGAACTTGTTGGTGTAAATAATTCTGGTCCTTTTTCTCCAACTATGTAATTACCCCCTCCTTTTACAGGTCCACCATTTGCAGCAAATCCGTCTAAAGTTCCAGAAAGATCATTGGCTCCTAAACCTAAATCATTCCCTCCTCCTCCTCCTCCTCCAAAATTAAAGCTGCTAAATAGCTTTAATATTCCTCTCTGTAGCTGAGTTGCAGCGATTTTTGCAGCCATATCCAAGAACATATCTGCTGTTCGTTGGAACAGATTTGCTAATGCTTGTTGAGCACTCATTGAACCTTTTATTATCCCTTTAAATGACTCTTCAAAAGAACTTCCAATAGTCTTTGCCATTTCAACTATTTGATATTCAGGATTCGTTAGTTTTCTCAGTTCTTTCTCGACAGATTCTATTGCTACAACAATTGATTGTGCTGTTTTTTCTGCCTCTAAAGCCATTGTTTTAAATTGTTCTCTCGTTTTGTTAAACCCTTCTAAGAATTCTTTGTTCTTAACAAGTAAATCATCCAGTTCTTTCTTCTCAACCAGAGGAAGTTCAGTAATACCATGAGCACCAGAGATCCACCCCTTTACTGATTGCCAGAGCTTGTTTCCTTCTTGACTTATTTCTAATTCTTTAACCTTCTTCTTCAGCCTATCCTCCATTATTTGATTGATAGTTTTTTCTGCCCCTATCGTCCTTAATAAAACGCTATACCTTAATTCATCATCTAACGTTAATTCCTTATTATCCTGCTTAATAGCAGCCATCGCAGACTGAATATCAACTGCTCCTGCCGTTGCCTTGAAAGACTCTTCATCTCCGAAATACTCTGCAAATAAAGATCCTTTCTTTGGGCCATACCGTTTAAATTGTCTTGCAACTTCGAGAGCCTCTTCTTTTGTTACATCCAAACTTTTTGATAATTTATAGATCTGTCTATTACTAAAACCTGCATCAAGTCCCATTATTCTCATCTCTTTCCCTAACTCTGCTAAAGCTTTCTTGTATTTAAGTGCTTCATCAACTTTCTGAGCTATCGCTGTTCCAACAATAGACAGTGCAAAACCAAATCCTCCTCCTAACGCTCCACCTGCTAAACCACCAAGACCACCACCTAAAGCACTTAAGCCACCTTGTCCAAATAGGAGAGGGAAGCCACCACCAATCATGGCACTGCTTGCCATGCTTCCTGCCCGTTGTCCACCAGACATACCAAATATCCCTTTCTTTCCACCACCTCTTCCCATACTGAACGCATTTTGCCAAGAGCCTGGAGGTCTTGCTGGCCCTGCTGTCCCAGGTGCATACGCAGTGACACCTGGTGCGAAAGATCTCATTTGAGCTTGGGTTTGTATCTTCAGACCTTTGGCAGTATCAACTTTAATTTTTTTAGTGTCACTTTGAATCTTTTTGACTTGTTTTTCAAAAGCAAGGAAACCACCACCAACAGTCGCATCTGAACGACTTAGCTTGAATCTTTCTGCTGAACTTTTTTGTCTCCGTAAAAGCCTTTCTTGTTGAGCAGGGCCAAGTCCTCTTCCATATCTACTAGAAGCAATCCCTGAGTTCAATAATTCTCTAGCAGAAACACCTCGTCTCTTTTGCTCTGCTGTTATCTCTTTTTCAATTCTTAAAATATTAGACTTTATACTCAAATAATCAGTAGCAGTAGTATTTGTAGCCTGTAATAACCTCTGTTGAACTTCCAATTCTCTAACAAGTCTTTGTTGAGTGCTTTCGCCTTTATCTGCTAATTGTGCTTGGACTCCACGCTCTCCAGTTTCTCCTCTTAACCATGCACCAAACCCTGTAAATGGATTCTGCCCCTTATCAAGCAGACCAGCCATTCTTTTATCTAAATTAATTCTGGCTGTATTAACTCTTCTAATACTTATCATTGCTTGCTGTTCCCAATTAATGAATCCTTTTATTGCTCCTACAGTCCAGTTAGCCGCACTTAAAGCTTTACTTAAACCTGTATAAACAAGGTTAATAGCCGTAATAGCCTCTGTCCCTCTGGATACCCATTGAGAAAATCTTTTTGTATTTTCGATCCAAGCTTTATTTAAAAATCCTAATTTCCCTGTCAAGAACTCAATACTACGACTTAAAGCTATGACACCAGCAGCTTGCCCTGTTTTCCCAAACTTACCTCCAAAGATTCCTCCAATAAACCCTGTTACACCTCTTGCCGTTGCAGCCATAGCTTGCAAAGCCTTCTGCCCTGCCCAAATGTCAGCAGTAACAACAGCTTGAACTGCCTTTGTCTTTAAGAGTTCTAAATTATATTTAACTTGAGTCTCAGCTACATCTCGAACGGCTCTTGCATGTCCTAAAGAGAAAGCATTGATATTTTTCTGTAGTGCTGTTGCTTGACTTAATTGTTTATTTAAAAGGGTTAATCCACCAACTTGAGACTTAATTTGAGCAGTCCAGGCTTTCCCGACTGCTTCACCCATCTTGTCACCTGCGAATGGTTGCCCTACTACTGCTCTTTTTGCTGAACCACCAAGAATAGATCCTTCAGGGAATTGTGAGAGAACTCCTCCAAGACCACCTTTACTGACTAGATTGAAGTCTTTCGCACCTCTCGAAGTTACTGTTTTAATGAGATTACGGAAGTCATAATCTGCCTGTCTTACAAATTTCCCTGCTTTCCACGCTGCTCGACCTATGCCATCAAATGCAAATACTCCAGCAGTAAGCGCAGTAGTTCCAGCAGCTATCGAGCCAGCAGTCCCTAGCCATGCGAGATCAAGAGCTTTAACTCGTTCAACGAGTCCTCTCATTGCCCTATCGCTATCAAAAGCAGCTTTTGTAAGCGCACCCATTAAGGCTACTTTTTTAATTAATCCTTGATTACTCCCAGTAAGTAACTTTTCAAGCTGTAAAAAAGCACTCCCTTTGGCATTAGCACCTTTAGACCATTTATTTAAAGCGTTTCCAACTCTATTGACAGATTTTTCTACCTTATTAATTGACTTCTCTGCTTTTACTGCTTCTTGCGTTACCAGCCCAAAACCTTTTTTCGCAATATGCTCTAATTTTTTATCTACACTTTTTAAAGTCTTATCAATGCTCTCTAGTGTCTTGCTGAGTTTATTTACAGCACGAGTTAGATCAGTATCTTTTACCTTAAATTCAATTAAGCGGGTATAATCAGCCACTCAATAAAAAAAAGAAAAACCTCTTTCTAGCTTACCTCGTTTGCGTCCGAGAAGCAGCACCTCTTTGCGCTGCTTGTTTATCTCTTTCCATTTCTTCATTCTCAAGAGCAAAGAAAGCAGCCCAACGAACCATTTCTTCTCTCGTAAGAGTTTGATTTAATTCAGCTACCGTTTTCCCTAATTCCTTTGCTAAAGAATAGACAAAACGCATCTCACCATTAGCTTTTCATATCTGCTTTAGCTTCGTCCACCTCCTTATCCGAACCAGATTCAAGCATTGCTAACTGTATTTCTTGAAGAATTGCAGCTTCCACTTCCCTTCTTAATGCAGGCTTGTCTCCGTCAGCAAAAATTCTCTTTCCATCCTCATCTAATGCTTTTTGTATCATTAAAGCTAATGCAAAATCATTTGCATCATCAGTTCCACCAGATTTTTTCTGAATAGCCTCTCTTTCCGCAATCGTTAAAGGATGCCAATAAACAGTAAGAATATCCTTCCCACCTTTAATGACAGTGTGATTATAAAGCTGACTTACCCCAAAATTATCTTTGAGGAGTTCAATAGCTCTTGGCATGATTTCTAAAACTTATACACTAATATTATACTAGGCCATCGCTGAAAACTGACAAGTGATGACCCCCAGATAATGTGATTCGTCCTCATTTTCTATACCACCTGGCCCAACAACATCTCTTACTTTTGGTTTACAACTAAATGTATCTGTGTAATTAGAAGCATTAACAGAAGTCAAACCATCAATCACTGACTCACTAATAGCAGCCAAAACAGAAGTACCTTTGTTCTTTGGAACGTAAACATTACACTGAATAAATCCAGCATAATAATCACTCGCTGCTCCTTGATTTTGTAAAGTTGATTGTCCAAAATTCACTGATACAGCAACATATTTCTTTGCTTTACCTGGTTTTATGTATGGAACATTTTCATACACCATCGTAACCGTTCCATCAGCAGCAATAACAGCATCGGTTACAGCTTTCTCAAAAGCTGCTCTGGCATTTACAAGTGTCATACCTTATCGTAAGAGGTTCGATACTCTGTTGGTGCTTTTTTGTCAGGATTTGGAATCGCCTGAGCACTTCCACCAACTCTAATGTCAGGTCGTTTATCAGTAAAGAATCTATCTATTTTTTGATTCAAACCTTCTTTAAACCCCCCTGCCCCACCAAATAAATACGCATTTACCTGGGATTTAGGAGACAAAACAGCTTCAGGAGCATATTTGGACGTATTACCAATAAACACTGGCTGATTAATTCTGAAATTAGTGGGAACCGAGTGTCTTTGTTTGATATAAGGCTTCTGCCCTGGGGCTAAAACTGTTTTTGATCTTCCGCCTACCTTAATCGTAGTTGTCTTGATATTTGACCAAGGAGTAAAAGACTCTCTTTCATCAGTTCTACGAGGTCTTGTTAAACCAGCTTTCCAGCTAGATGCAAAAAACCCCGTCAATACAGGACTGACACCTCCTTTTTTTCCATCACTTGTCAAATCACTTACAACTGCACGAACAAATCCATTTAACTGAACCTCAACTTCATCTCTCAAATCATCACCAATACCTTTAGCAAAGTCTCTTGCCTTCTGAATTGTTCCTCTTCTTCTTCTCTGTGCTCTTCTAGCCATTAGAACCTCACTAATAAAGTGTATAAATAAACTTGACCACCCCTTCTCGTATCTATGTCAACAATCTGAGCAGCATGTGTTCCTCCTGCATAACTTAATGTAACTTCATCATCAAATGTTGGTTGATTATTACCTATTAAATTAGGGGTTATGTATAATTTAGCTTGTCTTATTTCTCTTCCAGTATCTTCCTCTGATTTAATAAATTCAATTGGAACTTTAATATTTGCATAGCTGGTATCCGTTGAAGTCACTACACCTGTGCTTGTATTATATGTTGAAGAAGCTCTTCTTGTATAAGTAATTGTTGTGTCTAAAGATGAGCCAAGATCAGCAACAACTTGCTTCGCTACATCTTTAAATAAAGTGTCTAATGCTCCTGCCATGATTAACCTCTAACAACTCTTACTTGATAGCTACCAGAGCCACCAAGACAATAAGCACCAAGATATGACTGAAGCCACGGATAAACGTCAAATACATTGTTGATAGTTCCAACCCCTTGACTATCAGTATTATATTTCACTTCGATCTCACCTAGTTTTACTTGTTCATAAGTGCCATCAGTTCCTTTATTGCCAATCATCGCAGTCGTATCATTCGCTAATTGTCTTGCTAATTCATATTGAGCATATTTAATTCCATTAGGAATAGTTCCACACTCAAGATCTACACCATCCACTGTGTAATTATCTCTCGGCCATTTTAATGCTTGACCATCATCACAACGATCACCGTAAAAATTCAAGCTATCGATCCAGCGACACGCTGAAATCAGTGCTCTATTTTTAGCGTCATCACTTTTATCATCCCAATCTGTTTCACTTGGAACGGTTTCAAAATAACTATCAGCTTCAGCTAAAGTCACGTAGCTATTAGAATTTTCCCCCTTTAAGGTGGCACTAATTGTTGCAGCCACAGTTTAATAAATAGATATCTCTTCCATCATAGCGTCATAAAAAAGCTCCACCCGAAAGTGAAGCTTAATTATGCCGACCTACGGCTCTCTAGTTATAGAGTAGAAGTATCAAGTGGTGTGTTAACTGTTAACTGAACCATAGGGATCAGATCAACATCGTATGTAGCACTCCAGTTGGCCTTAGCACCAAGAACACTATTGGTTGGGTTGTCAGCAGCGTTACCCCACTTAGTACCCATGATGTGATAACAAGTGTGATAATCAACTGATAGAACGTCCTGCTTAGAAAGGATGTTGCGATCAGCTTCAATCCGTAGATCTTGCTGAACTCCTTCAAGGATTGTTCCAGACTTAACCAAGTAGCAGTAATACTCTTTGATGTGACCAGAAGAACCAGGTTGAACAGCGTTCACCTGAGAATCCATAATTACATTCATGCCAGCGAAAGTACCGATGCTCTTAGCATCAACACCAGCACCGCCACCACCCCAAGTAATAGCTCCAGAAGAAACCATTGAGGAAGTAGAGAACTGTAAAAGTCCTACTTGATAGAGGTAGAAACCTACATTTGGGTGAACGATAAGAGTATCCAACTCATCGCCACGCTCTCCAAGAAGCGCACGAGCTTTAGCTACGTTTGAAGCTGTTAAATAGTTAGCTTCAGCTTGTCCTGAACTAGCAGCAACCGCATAGTCACCAGCATTAGCTAGAAGAGCTGTGCCGAATAAACCATGTAGTTGATAGAACAATCTTTGGCTGTTTAGCTTATTGATTGCATCTGCAAGCTGGTTGCGAATAGCAAGCATTGGATCTTCACCAGCAGCTAAAACTGCTACATCATCAACCGCATAGGCAAAACCTCTGTGGCAGATGGAAGCAATTTGTGTTGCGGTTCCAATCTTCTGTGGTGTCAAGTGACCATTGGTACTTGTACCCCAGTTAGCAGCACCAGTCATCACCTCTTCAGTTGGTGAAACTGGGTTGAACTCAGGAACTTGAATACGAGTTCCACCTTCTGCCGCATCCAAGAAAGGACTGCGAACAACTGCGCCACTCTTTACAAAAAGACTGCGCTCTTTAATTGCCTCTTGTACATAACGAGACAAATTATTTCTCTTAACGATGTCTGCAAGTAAGACACCGCCAGAGTAATTCTGAAATGGGGCTGCCATTTCTTCCTCCTAAGAATTACGGGTTACTTGACCGCCAAGCCACAGACTTGGTAGTAACACACTCCACTCAAATCACAGATTTGAAAGATAATTCCCCCCGTAAGCCACAGACTTACTTGTTAGAAAATCATCAGAGTTTGTGTTACTGGGATGCCTCTCTTTGCAGCACAGCCGCAAGATCAGGGTCTTGATTAGATAATATCATCTGTTGCGTGAGATTGCCCGTCTTCCAAGGGTTTTCTTGCCCTGGAGCTACATTAGATGTTGGACTTGGCTTTGTTCCCATCCCCGATGTACTACTAGCCTTAAAGTGATGCTCCCAACCAGAGCCAGGATTTCTCAAATTACTTAAATAAGTCGTTAAATCTTGTTCAATTCCTCCATTTAAGATCACTGTCTTACCTTCATCATTCTTTTTCAGATTTGTCTGTAAAAGTGACAAGGTTTGTTCTGCATTAATAGCACCTGCATTACTAATTGCAGCTAACGCAGAATTACGAACAGTTTCTCTCTCAGTGGAGCGTTTTAACTCTTCAATTTCAGTTTTTAAAGTACCTATTTCAGAATCTTTGGATTGAGCAGTTTTATTTGCTTCCTCCCAAAGAGATTTGTACTGTCCTTGATCTTCAAGAGTTTTTACACGTTTTTCATCTGCTTTTTTATACATATCATCAACTTTCGTCTTTAATTCTCCAAAACTCTTCTCTGCTTTTTCTCTTGCAGCTTTTTCTACTGCAATTTTAGTCTCGTATTCAGCTTTAATAGCATCAACATCAACTGTTGGAGTAGGTGGAGTTTGTGGAGCATCGGTAGCAGCCACAGACTGCTCAACAGGAGCCACAGACTCCTGCTGGATGACTTTTTCTTCAACCATAATTAAGCGTTAGATTTGTTGGATTTTGAAGTTTTTTTAGGTGCTGTTGCTTCCTTAACAACAGGTTTTGCAACTGCTTTCTTAGCAGGAGTAGGAGCTTCACATGCAGCAGCAGAATGAAAAGCCTCTAAGTCTTCAGCATTTACGCCTGAATCTAAATTTTGGGCCATAGATTAAAAGTCTCTCCTAGTATTGTAGTGTATTAATCAACTTTAGTCTCTGAAGCAGTTGGTAAGACCTCTCCTTGCACCAATATTTGTCTAAATTCGTCTCTATCAATCACTTGTTGCTCAAATAATGAAGTCAAAGCAGTTACATCTTGTCCAATTAACCTTTCAATATCAAAATCACGACTAATTTTGACTTCTGGAGGCTCAATTCCAAGATAATTAGCCGATAAATTGAATGTTTTTTGTAATTTCTGTTCTAATTCGAGCGAAACCATCGAGAGCATGGAGTTAGTATCCACTCGGTCAAGTCTTCTTGCATCTGCCGATTCTGCAACAAATTTTTGCTGCGAAAGCGTACTAATGCCGAGCGTAGCCATTTGTTGTTGTAATTCTTGTATTTCTGCTGCTTGTGCTTCAAATGCGCTTGATGCGGGTTCAACGTAATAAACTTTGTTACCTGGCTGAGTTGCCATTGCGTAATTGACGCTGACTGACATGTCTTTCGTTTGATCGTCCCAACCCTCAAGAACTAACATTGGTTGTGATGCTACATGCAAACTATGAATTAAATCAGCCTGTCTCTGGAAATGAGCAAGGTTCAAATATGCAATATCTAATAATGGTGGTTTGCTAGTTAAAGTGTCAGTTTTACCTGCATAAATGGTCACAAGGGGTACTTCGCCAAGTGAAAATTCACCTTTTTCTACTAAATCGTATTCTTGGTCGCCTGATGGAGCGTCAAAATTACCCGCATAAGAGTCATTTTGCCAATACATCTCTTTGTTTTGTTCTTTATCTCTATAAATTCTGTATTTTCCAGGCTCTATAACTCTCACTTGATCAAAAACTTCTTCTCCAAATTCACCTGTAGGGACAACAGCCCTTTCAGCTATACGAACTTGGACTAAATTCCCGTAATTAGATTCCCTATCTAATCTCCACCCATAAAGATTCATTGGATCAACTTCAATCCAATATGGTCTTCTATTTTGTTGCCTCTCTTCAGCAAGACTTAATGCACCTGTAGGTGCTGGATAATCAACTAATACATGACTCTGCCCATAAGTTAGAGAACACATAATTAATCTTCTGGCATATTCATCTAAATCCGACTTACATCCATCAACATCTTTTGCAAATACATCCGTCCAATATGGATCGCCTACTAGAGTGATCGGTTTACGAAGAATTAGACCCGTGGCTGCTCTAATTAATCGCTGTGTATATGGCGAAAATACAGCCCGATCTACTCTAGCTTTATAGGCGGTATAGTCTTCTCTCGGTTCTAAGGGTAAAAAAGACTCCGAATTGTCACGTAAATATTCTGTCCCAAGCGTTACCGCTTTCATTATTTCCCAACTCTGAGCCATGTCCAATACCGCACGGGTGCGGAAAAATGGACTATCAGCACGACTAGGATAAGTTGTGCTGACTATGCTAGTTGGATATTTACCTGGGACAGCATACGTCACGGAATTACCCTCTTATTGTGTTACCTCCTTAAATGTCTACAGCAGTTAATGCACCACTCATTTGGAAGCTAACGGATACAGTTTGAAGATCACCAACAGATGTCCCAAACTCTGCGCCTGTAACAATTCCTTTGAATTGCAACTTTTTATTCCCAGAGGTATCTAAATACAACTCAAACATTGCATCAGCAGGGTCTTCTGTTGTTACAACATCTTTAATGAACTCTTGTGTTTCGTCACCAGAAGATGCGGTATAAAGTAAATCAACGGAACCACTTCCATCAATAAAACTACCTACATAACTACGAGAAGTAGCTCCATGTGCTGTGCAATCAAGCACATCTTTACTTAAAGAAAAGCTCCAACCAGTTGTAGATGCAACTGTAGCTACAGTTCCAGTTGCGTTCTTAAACTTGACCGAGCCTTCTTCACCACGATAGAAAGCCATGATTAAAAATCAAAAAGAAGGGTATGTTAATAGTTTAACTTGTACTGCCTGATTTTACAGGCTTTTGTGGTTGAGTTTTGCCTTTTTTATCTAAATATTGTTGACATCTGAAATCCCAAAGTCCAGGACTTCGTTTTCCTTTAACTTTTTCGATTACATCAAGCATTTCTTCTGTGATTTCCATAATTACTTTTTTGTAGATTTGGCTTTAGAAGAAGCTTTTTTAGACTTCTTACCTTTCTTCACAGTAGCAAGGTAGCCTTCACAACGCTTCTTAGCCGCAGATTTAGCCATGTAGTAAGACTTCCTCCTAATTAATAAATCCTGTATGTAGTCTGCCCTAAAGTTTCTGGTTTTGCCAAATTGAACTGTTGGAGACATAAATAACCAAAAGCGTCAAACGCATGGTCAACACCTAAATTCTTATTTGGTAATCCTGTATTTGGCGCATATGTAAGAGTCCTTAAAGATTTGATTAACTCTTTGCAACGTGGATGTATATAAGTTCTTCTATCTCCATTTGCATCTAATAAAGCTGTATTAACGGCTGTAATTTTATCTCGAATTTTCCAAGGTGCTTTTGGTGAAGAGACATTAAAACCACTTCGTCTCAAAATTGTATGGTCAGTTGCACCAACACCAGAAGTTTTTCTTGCAGCACCCGTTGGGTCGGGACAAGCAATAATTCTTCGATCAACTCCATATCTTCTTTGTACTTCTTCCGCAAAATCCCAAGTTGTTGCACCTCCAGTCATAATTATTTCGTCAAATACATACAAAATGTCATCTTTCTTAACAGCACAAATGCCACTCATCGGATCAACGTTGAAATCAACCCCCAATAACAACGGTGCAACACTAATATCCTTCGATTCTTGCGTAATATTGTCATCCCCAAAGGAAATTGCCACTAAACCACTTAAATTCTCGAAACTTGCTTCAAATTCTTGCCTAAAAGTACGCTCATCTAATTGCGCCCTTGCTGCTTCAACCTCTTCTGCTGGTACATTGCCCCCCTCTATCGTTGTATAACACCACCTTTGCCATTCTTCGGTTGGGTCGCTTGCCACATAGCACCACAAATCATAAAACCAACTAGCAGTTCCATCTGGTGTACTAATAAATAACGCCCAACCCTGTTTATCTGCTAAAGCTGGCCTGATTACTTCAAACCAAACCTCCGAATCCATAAAAGCTGCTTCGTCTAACACTACCCCTGATAAACTTCGACCCCTCAATGCCATTGCATTTTCTGTTCCCTTCAATTCAATACTTGACCCATTAATTAAGTCCAGTCTCAAATCAGTCTCATTTTTAGCTTGAATCCATATCTTTGGAACCAACTTCTTTAACGCCTTCCATGCAATATCTTTTGCCATTCGATATGTTGGGGCGCAATAAAAAAACGTTTCGCCTGGTTTTTCTATCGCACCACGAAGTAATTCAATGCAACTCAGATAGGATTTGCCGAATCTTCGACCTGCAACTAAGACTCGGAAACGTCTTTCGCTGTTGAATACTTCCCCTTGTGCCCAACGAAGGCTGATTTCGGGTGCTGTTTTTACACTCATATTTTAAAAATAACTCATCTTTTCAACTATTACCCCCTAAAACCTTACCCAAACTATCCTTTAAAGGTTATTATTTACTTATTACGCATTAATAAGTTTGTGACTGACTCTTGCCTTCCCAATAACAACACCTTCGTAGAACCAGAGGGCGTTAAGAAACGAAGGCATGTTGGAAGATCTCCTGAGTTGGCGATTGAACAAAGATGTCAGCGTTTATATAAAAGACAATTAGAAGGCTTGACCACTAGACAGCTTGTTTTAGATCATGCCGCAAAAGAAGGTGTTCATGTAAATACTGCTTGGAGTGATTGGAAACGTGTTAATGCTTGGAATGATGAGGATTGGCAAAAAGATCGGGAAAATATGCTCGCAAGATTACAATCAATGAGAATTAGATTGTTTAA